ATCTCCGCCTCGATAGGGACAGCGATCACAAAAACCTTCTTTGTCCGCGTCCCGTGTTCTTTTCTCTCTCTTATATACCGTTGAGTTAGTGGTTAAATCTTCATCATCGTCAAAAAAATCTAAAGCGGTCTTTACGTCCATCCTCGCCTCCGTTTTAGCCAAAAAAAGGGTGAGGCCCGAAAGACCTCACCCTTCGTGGGGGGTTTCTGACCTGTTACGGTCTGACGGGTTCTGTCTTTGGTCCTTCTGCCTTCTTCGCTGGCTTCGTTGCCTTCTTGGCCTTCTTTGCCTTCTTGGCTTTCTTTGCCTTCTTGGCCTTCTTATCCTTCTTTACTTCCTTCTTCACTGTCTGTTCCTGTTTCTTGGGAACTTCGGGCGAAGCGGCGCCAGTCTGAGCATAAGCCGGGATGCCTGTCAGGAGAAACAAACTCGCGATGAAATAAACTAGCCACTTCTTCATAATTTTTTCACCATCCTCTATAGGATAATAATTTCGGCCCCGAATGGGGTCACAGTATTATTTATATCACGAAATAATAAAAATGTAAACATCAGAAAAAAAAATATTTTGGCTCCCGCAACTGGATTCGAACCAATAATTGATGGTTAACAGCCATCCGTGATACCCTTTCACCATGCGGGAGTATTCTGGTGGAGGCGGCCGGAATCGAACCGGCGTCCGCTATTCTTCAAACGTAAAGTCGTTCACATGCTTAGTCCGGCTGTATCTCACCGGAAATCCCACCGGACGGGAATTTCCGGGCGACGTTTTTTGTATACCGTATCCTCACCAAAACACGTCGGCAAAAAACTTGAAGAAAACGGGGTATGTTTCCTATCCCTCTATCACCAAAAACATACCAGAACGGTTTCAAGAGGGGCTGCACTAGGCAGCTTGTGCATAAACGAAGTCGCCGTTTATTGCGTTTCCGCTGATTAGAGAGGCCAACGGATTCCTCTGCATGCACCTCACGTTCTCACTAACAGCGTCGAAACCTTGACGCCCCCAAATTTCCAATGAACTGTGTCAGAGTATACACTATTTAGTCGGAAATGTAAATATGTAACTCAAAAAATTTTTTTCTCAATGATTTCAAGTCTTTCCGAAAAATCAGAAACAGACAGAAAAAATATCTGCTCTTTTTCAAAATTCGAATGTTTACAATCACATAAAGGTCTGGTAGAATGGTCACAAATAGAAAATCTATGCTCAGAATATGAGAAAGGAGAAGTGCGTATGAATCGAAAAGACCTAACTGATTTTGTGTCAAGTGATATGAATATCACGAAGACAGATGCAAAGCTCGCAGTCGATTCCGTTGTGAGCGGTATTATGAATGGTATCGTTCAGGATGGAAAGGTGACGGTCATTGGTCTTGGAACATTCTACCTTCTTGGACGTTCTGCGAGAACCATCAAGAACCCCAAGACAGGAGAGGATGTTCAAGTTCCAGAGAAGACTGTTATCAAGTTTCGGCCATCAAAACTTTTGAAATCTGTCGTCAACGAAAGAGAGTAAGATATGTCAACTACAATATGGACATTCAAGTATGAACCGAAAACATTTGACGAGATGATATTGAACGATGTCGTCAAGCCACAGTTGAAGAAAGCACTTGTGGAAATTCCCAACCTGATGCTTGTCGGTCCTCCCGGTGTCGGAAAGGGGACGTTCACGAATATCTTCTTGAGAACCACCAAGCTGGATTACATCAAGCTGAACTGCTCGGATGAAACATCCATCGACGCCATGAGGACAAAGGTGAAATCCTTCGCAACCGCATTGGGAACAACCCCTATGAAAATAGTGGTGCTGAATGAGAGTGACCACCTGTCCGACAGCGCACAGGCGATGTTGAGGGACTTGATTGAATCGGTGGAAAGCATTACCCGTTTTATCTTTCAATGTAACTACGGACATCGAATGATAAAGGAGATACATTCCCGATGTCAGGTCATCGAGTTGAATAATCCGCCTGCAAAGGAAATCTATCGGCATGTGATGGACATTCTGAAAAAGGAAAAGGTGGAAGTCAAGGACAATAAGGCCATCGTTCATATCATCAAACAGCTTTATCCCGATGTCAGAAAAATCATCCACACTTTACAATTGAATACGATTGATGGTAAGATAGAAACGATAAAGATGGATGAGGTTCAAGAGGTTCATCAACAAATTCTTGATTCGATACTCAAGAAAGACCTTGATGAAGTGAGAAAGCTCTTGAGAAATCATTCCATCAACTATCCAGACCTCTACGCTCACTTATATGAGAATGTGGATAAATTCAAGTCACCGGGAGATGCAATTCTCATCATCGGCGAACATCTGTATCGTGATGGTCTGGTTGCAATAAAGGAAATCAATTTTGTGACGATGGTTGTTTCTCTGCTAAAAAGAGGAATCATATGAAGGAGAGGACACTTTTCAACATTCTCGACACGATATTTCTGAAAACGGGAATGGACTATGAGAAGAGGATTGCACCTGCATATATCCTTTCTCTATGGCTCTCTCACGACAGACAGCTCGTTGAAATAGTGAATGATATAAATCATTTACAGTTCAACTTGCCGGATGAAATGATTTATCGGTATTACTATTACAAGGTTCCAAAGGGTAAACGATTTATCCGATGGCCAAAGAAAACAGAGAAAGACAAACAAAGAGAAAAAGAGATATCAGAATTGTGTGAACAGTTTGGTATCTCCAAGAGAGAAGCAGGAAAATATGTTCGATGAACAAAAACCTGATGTAGGTCTTCGGACTCGACGGGGAAGATGTGCGTCCTGTCCAAAACGACATTCCTGTAGATGTCAATGGAGTGACCACATGCAGACACAAAAACCGTTGACATCAAGGCTGCAAAATTTTATTGTTCGTAACCACAAGACGATATTCCCTGTCTATGACAGATATGGCAGGCTTATTGGAGTATGGAGAAAAAGATAGTTTACATTTTCTCCTATTCCTGTTATAATTACATTATAAATAAAACGGAGTGTGAATATGAAATTGAATGTAGAAAATCTCAAGAGTGTCTTGCAGAAGGCTACTCTCAACTTTTCCATTGAAAGTGTTCAGTTGAAACTGACATCGGAAAAGATTGAGTCAAAGATGTTGATGCAACATTCCAAGGATGCGATTGTCATCCTTGATGTGAAGAATGATGTGTTGGAATTGAAGAAGGGTTCAGAATATGTCTTCAATTTTTCTGAACCAAGTCAGTCCATCATGCCCTATCTGAACCTGTTGGATGAGGAAGAGGCAGAGGTGAAGATTTTCGATGAGAAGATTTCCATCACAGCAGGAAGGCAGAAGTCCAACATATTCTTCTGCGCACCTCAAGTGGTGACGGTGTTTTCAGCATCCGCGCCCAGAGAAGGTATCAAGTATTTCATTACCTTCGACTTGGACGACGCCTTTGTCAACTACTTCAACAAGATAAAGAAAATCGGTATGAGGTTCGGAAAGGTTTACTTCTCCGTTGAGAACAACATCTTCAATATGGAAACAACGGATAAGCAGAACTCTCTGTCCAATACCGTGAAGTTTGACCTGATGGAAGTGAAGGAACCCAACCTGACGCTTTGCTTCGAATATAAGAACATCGTCAACCTGATGGATGTTGTTGGCAGAAGGTTCTCTGATTTCAGACTGTCGTTCACTTATATAAGGGAACAAAATCTTGGAATGTCCTTTATGGAGAAGAAGGATGGTTCTGAAAAATATTACCTGATGTCAAAAATGGAAAATTAGGATGTTTACATTCTGTGCGATTTATGGTATATTGAAGACTACTACGGTAGGAAAAAAATAAAGTCTCAAATTTTTCGAGGAGGTTTCGTATGGACAGAGATGTATGGAATGGCGCTGATGAGAGAGTGGGTTCGTTCACGGGCCGCACGCAGGCTATCGTAAACGGTTCAACCTTTGACCTCACCCCCGGCACCAGCTTCAAGGAGGCTGTTCTTCAACTGTCGAAGGACGCGGGTTTCGGAAAGTTCAGAGTGTTTCTGAACGGTTCGGAAATCAAGCCCTCGATGGCTCCTGAGCTTATCAGCGAAGGTGACAAGATTGAGGTTCGCCCCTACGATGTCGCTGGTTTCTAATTGAGAAGGGGGTGGGTGTGCAAGACACAACGCCCCCACTCAATTCAACCCTCAACAAGAAGAAAGGTGTGTTAGCATGGCTGTTACGAAAGACAAAAGTGATGTGGCAGGTTCTCTCCGAAAGGATATGGAAGAGGCATTTGCTACGTTGGATACCGTAAAGGTGGATGATGTTACTCTCAAGGGAGTGACGATGAGGATTGGCGACAAGGTTCTCAAACTGCAGGTCGTCCAGACCACGCCGATTGATGTCGTGGAAGAAATCAAGGCGGAGTATAAAACCGCTCTGAACAAGAGGCTTGAGAGCATCAAGGGTGTCATCCATCAGAAGGTTACGGATATGACAAACTTCGTTTCCCAAATTCGTGAGGAAATGGAGAAGAAAGAGGAAGAGCTGAAAAAGAGGCTTGACCGAGCGCAGATTATGCCTCCTCTCACGATGGAGCATATGCAGAAGGGTCTGTCCGTTGCACCGGGAGCCAGAAAGAATGAAATCATCTGGTTCGTCCGTTCAGTCTATTGGCCGAAGTTTATCGACAGAAAGCCAATCGAACCCAAGTATGCCAAGAAGCTGATTACACCGATGGTCATCCAGATTACTACAGAGGGCGACCAAGTAAAAATGGTTTCGACAAAAACGATGATAGGTCTTCGTGACTTTTCTCACTACCATCAGGCAAACCCTGACTGCTGGGGTAGATGGGTATGGGCACGAAAGTTCAAGACCCCCGATGATATCATCGCTCTGGCAAGAGAGGCCGAAGGTGTTCTTGAAAACATCAACAGCGGCTCTATCGCCAAGAGAAACCCTGTCGGACTTCCGACCTTCCAAGTGTTACAGAGACACTTGATGAAAGAGAAAGGCCCGTTGAAGGTCGAGGTCGATGAGAGTAACGCACGGACAGGGGTATCGCCCAGAACTGATATTGACCAAGAAGATGCTTGGTCTACCTAATAAGCAGAGAGGAAATCACTTTCCTGTGTGATGTGGAAAGGAGAAGTTGAATATCGGATAATTGTCAGTTAGTGAAATCAAGCCGCCTGCTAGGATAAACATTCTCAGCTATGTTGGTGATACACAGGGGTGCGGGACGATACGAATTATCTTTCCGCACCTGCTTCTTCCCCACCTACGCAAGGATGGTTATCAGTTTACAGGCTTTTATAGTGCATATTTTATAACTCTGAAAGATTACTACCGGAACTTTACATTCGTCCAGTTCCAGAGAGCCGCAACAGAGGCACATCGTAATCTTATCTATCGTTTCTTGTCAGCAATCGGGAATGAAACAAAAACCCCTCTTATCTATGAGATTGACGATTTGTTGACCGACATTCCGAAGTGGAATATCGCTCACGATTATTATATGTCCAATCTCAAGTATACGGAAGAAATCTTGAGAATGGTGAACGGTATAACTGTTTCTACGGAACCTCTGAAAAAGGTTTACTCAAAATATAACAAGAATATTGATGTCATACCAAACCATCTGCCCAAATTTATGTGGGGCGACCCCAAACCAAAACATCTTCGGGAACCAAGAACCAAGAAGCCTCGTATCATTTGGGCGGGGTCGGAGACACATTTTGCTATTCAGAAAGGAAGAGAAGGAAGCGATTTCGGCGAAGAGTTGATAAAATTTATTCGTGGAACGGTAGATAAATATCAATGGGTGATAATAACGGGAGCACCGCCTCCTTTTCTCGTTGACTTGAGAGATAAGATTGAAATCCACAGGTGGAAAAATATTTTTGAGTATCCATCCTTCATCAAAGGTCTGGACGTGGACTTTGGAATTGCTCCTCTACATCAATGTTTATTCAATGAATGTAAATCCAATATCAAGATGTTGGAATATGTGGCTACCGGAATCCCGGCAGTCTACAGTAAAATTGAACCTTATAAGAACGCACATTTACAAGCAACCTCGGATGGTGAGATAATATCTTATATCGAAAAACTTGCTGAGGACGTTGACCTTCGAAAGACTGCTTGGGAACACGACTATCAGGCTGTGAAAGACCAGTTGTGGTGGGAAGATAATAACTACAAAAACCTCAAACAGTATGTGAACGCCTACCTCGGCTTGTTCGGCAAGACTATACCATTCTAGGAAGGTGCGTTATGGAAGTCATTGATGTCTACACCGCATTTCGTAAAGCTCAATCAAATTTCTTCTCAAGACCCTACAAACTACCGAAAGACTTCGAATACTACTGCCAGACAAAGATGTCACCAAACAACCGAGAAAATCTGGAAAAATTAGCAAGGAATTTTTCAACCCGTTGGCAGAACATTGACATAGATAAATATATGAGATATGGATTTGAACTGTTTGGAAAGACATTTACATACGCAAAATTTTTAGACAGAAGACTATTGAAACTATACATCGAAAAAGACAAGAACGAAAAGAGAGAAGTAAAGATAGAGAAGAGAACCATCATCGAATCAGCAAAGTTTGTAAAAAAGTTTATCAGGTCCGTTCAGGTTGAACCAACGGACATTCCACCTCTCGTCCAATACGGAAGGCTCCAAATCGGGCGCCTGTCCGCCGCTGTGTCGCACTATCTTACGAATCGAATCGACAAATATTTTCTTGTCTGGTTGATTGACCAAGGCGTAGTAAGGCTTACTGACCAAGACCGTGCGATGATACCCTTGATTGTTGACAATTATCGAGACTATCTCGAAAAGGTAAAGCGAATCGAAACCTTTATGGTTCGAATAAAAGAGTCAATCAATGAATAGTATGGAGAAACGATGGCAAAAAAGATAAAAAGAAAGGACTTGTTGACTACCTCTCCTTCGGGTGGTAAAATGATTTATGACAAGGAGTATTCACAAGAGATAAAAGAGCTCTATAAGGTCAGCGACCTCAATGAAATAAAAAAGGGGGTGATTACAGCCGATGATAAAACCGCCGGAGTGTTCGTTCCGAAAAAGCTCAATGGATAAAACCCTTGACCTTTTGAGAAAACGCAATCCCATTATACTTGAGTATGGAATGGTTCGACATCCTGAAAATTGGGAAGGCGACGGGTTTTCAACCATCCATTTTGCATATCATATTGCACAATATAATGGTATGTTGATTTCTGTAGACATTGAGTCTGTGAATGTTTTTGTTTCTCATCAACTACTGAAAAAGTATGAGATACCACAAAAGAATGTTTTTCTGATTTGTGCAGATGCTCTGTGTTTTATGGAAAGGATGAAACTGGAATATGTAGACCTTCTCTATCTGGATGCATGGGATTGTGATGGTGGTAAGTTGGAAGAAAGTGCAAAGATGCACATGCACGCTTTCAATATGTCAGAGAAATGGCTTCGTTCCGGTTCTCTGGTATTGATTGACGACATCATCAGTCAGGACACTTTGGCTGGAAAAGGTCAGTATCTTATTCCATACTTGAGAAACATAGGATACGAAGAGTTACATAGGGGGTATCAATTTTTGTTCAGAAAACCATAACGGGAGATATTGAATGGATAGGATTACCTATAGAACTAACAGGCAAATATTGGAACAGATTGAAGAAATTGTAAGAAAATTGAGGCTAGAAGTAAGCGACTTGACAGAAAGAGTAGAAAAACTTGAAAGAAAAGTATCAGAAAACGGAAATGGAAAAAACATAAGATAAAGGAGAAAAAATATGAGTAAATGGATAAAGAAAGATTTATTTGATGAATTTGTGCAGGAGCGTCAAAACGACGAATCAACCAAGAAGGGGGCTACGGTCAGAAGGTCAGACACCGTTTGGCAGACTCCATCAATGGGAACACAGGATAAGGCGAAGGTATACGAAATTCGTTTCCTTCCAGACCCCAACGGGAAGTTCTATAAGAAATTCTATTATCACGGCTTCAAGTCCGGTGAGAGATGGTATTTCCCGCTTTGCACGAAAACCTATGATTTTTA